AGGACTTATCTTTGCCATGCGTGCTTCTTTCCTATCTTCGGATGGTGCAGAAGCATTGGTTGACGAAGCAATGCCGGGTAAGGCTGGTGCTTCTAACCAAAACGCCGCTGGTACAACTGGTGGTGGCGACGTTGGTGCCACAGAGACGAACCCTGCCGTTCTTAACGACAGTCCGTCTGCTGGTACTTACACAAGTGCTACTGGTATGACTACTGCTCAGGGTGAAGCTCTGGGTGATACCACAACGAATGCTTTTGCTGAAATGGCATTCTCCATCGACAAGTCGACCGTTACGGCGGTGACTCGTGCTCTGAAGGCTGAGTACACGATGGAATTGGCACAAGATCTTAAGGCGATTCATGGTTTGGATGCCGAGACAGAACTTGCTAATATTCTCAGTACAGAAATTCTTGCTGAAATCAACCGTGAAGTTGTCCGTCGAATCTATGTTGCTGCTGTTGCGGGTGCACAGGTTAATACGACAACTGCTGGTATCTTCGACTTGGATACAGATTCCAATGGTCGTTGGTCGGTTGAGAAGTTCAAGGGTTTGATGTTTGCTATCGAACGTGATGCGAATGCTATCGGTCAGCAGACTCGTCGTGGTAAAGGTAACATGCTTCTCTGTTCTGCTGACGTTGCGTCTGCTCTTCAGATGGCTGGTATTCTTGACTACACCCCTGCTCTTAACAATAGTCTTAACGTTGACGACACCACAACTACTTTTGCTGGTGTTCTTAATGGTCGTTACAAGGTATACGTTGACCCGTATTCTGCTAACGTTGCTGCTTCGCAGTACTATGTTTGTGGATACAAGGGTAGTTCCCCTTATGACGCTGGTATGTTCTACTGCCCATACGTGCCTCTTCAGATGGTGCGTGCGGTTGGTGAAAATACCTTCCAGCCGAAAATCGGGTTCAAGACTCGTTACGGTATGGCCGCCAATCCTTTTGCTCAAGCAACAGGTGCGGTTGCTGCTGGTGACACCCAGAACACCGATGCTTCGGTTGACGATGGTGCGAACCGCTACTACCGTCGTGTTAAGGTCACAAACCTTATGTAGTACCATTGTAGTACCATAACAACTATAAGAAACTTAGTTGTAATCTTAGAGGGTGCTTCGGCACCCTCTTTTTTTTCATATAAATACTAGTATGGCAAACTCAGGACCACTGGCAAGACAACCAACTAAGCTGGATTATGCAAGTCCAACTCAGTTCAGTTTTATTATCAATCAACTACCAAAGGTACAGTTTTTTACTGTTGCTGCCAATGTTCCTGGCGTAAGTATTGGTGAAACAGTTCTTCCTACTCCATTCAGACAAATACCAATTCAAGGTGATATGGTAGATTATGAATCACTTGAGATATCTTTTATAGTAGATGAGTATCTAGAAAACTATTTGTCTCTTCATGATTGGATAACTGGTGTTGGATTTCCAAAGACAAGAAATCAATTTACAACTTTTAGAGACAGTACATCAGAAACACCGAGCGGTATATTTCCTGAACGTGCAGTAGACAGAACTTCTGGTGCGATTAAATCAGATAGACCGAATATTTCAGATGCGACATTGACTATACTGTCTAACAAAAACAATCCCATTGTTGAAGTTCGTTTTCGTGACTTGTTCCCTGTTTCATTGGGTGCACTTGATTATGACCAAGGTGCTACAGATGTTGAATACTTGAGAACTACTGCTTCATTTTCCTACCAGTTATATGAAATTGTTGCTCTTTAACCTTTAATAGTATGACACATTATTAAAGTTTTGATACGGAGACTAGATGAAGAAACTACGTGAGTTACAGGCAGAGGCCAAAGAAGACCTCGTGATACCAGATGATGAAGATTTACACCAACAGTCCTACAAGAATCAAGTAATAAAACCCAAATGGTTAGATTATAAGTCTGAATACAGACTTCAATTGTTTTGGTTCAAGTCAGAACACAAACGTATGTATCGTGAAAAGTGGGAATACTATGGAGGCAAGGCAGACGCAAAGGTGTATGTCGCAAAACCCTTTGACCTGAAAGTTTTGAAAACTGATCTCGGTGTATACATAAATTCTGATGAAGACATTATTGAGATAGAGAACAAGATTGCTCTGTGTGAAACAACTCTTGAGTTTATTGAAGGGATAATCGTTTCGATAGACAAACGTGGGTGGGACATACGCAACTCACAAGACTGGAAAAAGTTCTTAGCTGGGGGTTACTAACCTTGTTGAAGAAGTGGATTGGATATTATGAAGGATGTATGTCGAATGAGTCATGTGATGATGTTGTTTCACACATGAATAATGCTCGTCGTTCTGACCTAGAAAAATCTACTTACTCGAACAACAAAGGAACAAGTGACACAAGTAATGAACGAGTACGTATGGATGAGATGTGGTTTCGTAATGGTGAGAAGTATTATGATACAATCCGAGAAGCATTCCTAGAAACCATAAAAAGATACTCAAAGAAGCATAAAGATTTTTCCTGTATTCGACACACAGATTTCAGACTCAATAAGTATTCTGAGGGTGGTTTTATGTCAAGGCATCTTGATAACATACATCACTCACATGGGCAGCAATATGGATATCCTCAAGTGTCTGCTCTTTTGTTTTTGAATGATGACTATGAAGGTGGTGAATTTATTGTTGCGAAAGAAGTGTACAAAACGAGCAAGGGGTCTGCCATTATATTTCCTTCCAACTTTATGTTTCCTCATGAAGTCACAACTATTAGAAAGGGTGTGAGGTGGAGTGTAGTGACATGGGTGATGTAACAAATGTAAGTATGCGTGAATATCTAGCATTTCCAACAATGATTTACAAGTTCACGTCTGGATTGAGTTCTGACACTCACGCAATGATGTCTTATGGTTTAGTATATAAGAACATGTCAGAGGGTGTTCTTCAAACAAAAGATGACCTCTATAAACTGTCATCATTCAAACCTTTGCTCGATGTTATTAGTCATGTCACCAAGAACATCTTGGAGAAGTTAGAGTATGAGTATGAGAAGATAGAGATAACAGGCATGTGGGGCAATAAGATGAAACAAGGAGAAAATCATCCACCCCATACACATTCTAATAATTTTCTATCAGGTGTATATTATTTGAAAACTACAAAAGATTCTTCGCCGATTCAATTTTTTGATCCAAAGCAACAAAGCACGGTTTTACAACCAAAAGGCAAACCAAATTGGAACACTGGTTCGATGGTTCAATTTGATGCTCTTGAAGGCACAGGAATAATCTTTCCAGCTTGGTTGATGCATTGGGTACCACCTACTCAATCTGAAAGAACCAGTATATCATGGAATGTGATTCTCAGGGGTGATTATGGCTCCAGAGATGATTATCAATATGCAAATATCTAAGAAGAACGAAGTATATCTAAAGTTTGATGGTGTTGAACCTTGGTTAGCATCAGAACTAAATGACTTCTTCACCTTTGAGGTGCCGGGATTTAAATACATGCCAGCATACAGAAATCGTATGTGGGATGGTAAGATTAGACTATATAATATAATGACAGGGGAGATTTACGTAGGTCTTCTTCCCTATGTTGAAGAATATTGCAAAAGGAATTCAGTTAAATATGAACTCGAAAATGGAATCAGAAGTGAACGACCAATTGACAAAAGAGTTGTACAAGGTTTTGTCAAGTCTCTCAGACCTACATTATCAGGTAAAAGAATTAAAGTTAGAGATTACCAAATTGATGCAATACACCATGCTATTAGTACTAATCGTTCTTTGCTCGTTTCTCCCACTGCTTCTGGTAAATCACTTGTAATATATTTTCTTGTCCGTTACTACCATATGATGGACTTGAAGACATTGATTCTTGTACCAACCACTTCCCTTGTCGAGCAGATGTATAAAGACTTCGAAGATTATGGTTGGAGTTCTGGTACCTACTGTCAAAAGATATATCAAGGTCATGCTAAACGAGTAACCAAAGATATAGTGATATCGACTTGGCAATCTATATACAAGATGCCAACAGCATACTTTAGACAGTTTGGATGTGTGATTGGTGATGAGGCCCATCTATTCAAGGCAAAATCACTCACAGGTATTATGACTAAACTGCATCAATGCAAGTATCGATTTGGTCTAACAGGAACATTGGATGATACACAAACACATAGGTTAGTACTTGAAGGTTTGTTTGGTAGG